GTAGAGCTAGTGCGGGCTCTCGACAGTCCTGAGGTTCGGACCCGTAGAGTTAGGAAGGCTGTGTCCGCTGTGTAGAAGCGGTTGTCTCACCAGAGACCACATCGTAGCTATCGGAATCGAACCGAGCCTTCCCAAAGCACCACCCCATTAGTTAGTTGGGGAACTCTTCCATGCCGCCTTTTTATAGGGTCGCGCGTCGCATGGGTTGAATTCTATGCATTTTTATGCCGACTACAGTTAATAAAGGCTCAACCGAGCATTCCAGCGACAGCGCGATGCGCCGCGCGATTCCCAATGCGCTCGAGGTTGTGGATAACCCCGTGGGTGGTCTCTTCAATAACGCCTCCGACGTAGCTTTCGGCCCCGGAAACAAGTTTGTTAAACGTGTCCTGGGACGTTGGCTTGTGTTTCTGGTGCATAGAATAGCGAGAATCGTTGACTGGGTAGCGGACCCTTGCCTCCAAGGAGAGGCGTATGTTGTAAGACGTAAGGGACCCGGTTGGCATGTGAGAAAACACAAAGACAAGAGGAGTGAGAGCATTCCATGAAGTGTTGTGCTGGGACAAAGTTGCCGCCTGCACACCAAGGAAAGTCTCATATTGAATGAAATCCAACGGAGCGGCAATCAACTTCTTAGGAGCATACAAGGCGTGGTAGCTCAAAGGTCGCACGTCATGACGACTAATAAACGGTAAGAAAGCAGTGTCGAATGTGCTGCTGTTGTTACCCCAATTTTCAATAGGGGCACTCAGACGACCCATCCAAACCCTGCCAGCTGAAACATTCTGAGACGAGTCACATAGGATACTGGCGCTCATAGCGCTGAACGCGACTTCGGCTCCAGTGCCCGCCAACGAATTGAGGTCACTGGAGTTAGTGCGAGCAGCAGCACTGAGAAGAGTGCCTGAGTTACCAGAAATCATGACGGTAGAATTAGCAACGTTCAACTGGTTCGTGTGCCCAGGAGCAAAACCATTAGGCATGCAGACAACGTAGGAGAAATTGTCAGGTGTAGTAGAAGGAGAGACTTGAAGGTTGACGATAAACCTCTGAACCACGTAGGGCATGACATGCATAGGTAGTGCCATATGCATCGGATGATTGGCATCGAACACTTGAGCTGCCATGGCCTGCAAAGATCCACCATTTCCCTTCTTCTGCCTACCTTTCGTCGCAGCCTTCTTCTTGCGTTGAGGTTGGGCCTTAGGTTGGGCACGTGTCCCGTTCTTGCCGACCCGAGGTTGCTTAGAAGCTGCGCGCACCATATCTCGTGCACAAACGCCAAATAACTAATGCAATGTACAGTAGCCGAAAGAATTAAAAGCAAAGATGAGCAAAGCCCACGGTCCGGTGGGACCCCTAATTCCCGCATTAGGCAGCGGTCCGTACTCATTTCGACCCCAATTTGTGACACGCCGGGTCTCATCAGTTGGCTGCGTGGAAGCCGAAGCTTCAACGCGGCCAGCCGGCCTCTGGCGTTCCGACGAATCGGCCAAAAAAACGAAAACACCTCATTACCGGATTTATAGGGTGGAAGCGCACTTCACCCTGAAAGGCTCCGGGAGCCAAGCGTGCACTTCAATGGCCGGCGTGTTAACCCTCACACCGGGCGCATTGCCTGAAAAACGGGCAAAATCAGAAACCGAAACCTCACGTTGCAAACTGCACGACAACATAACTATCTGGTCGGACACACACCATGCCTCACGTTCCTCGCGCTCATAGTACTTGGACAAAGCATCATAGGCGAGGTCGTCATAACCCCAGCACTCCGCCTTGTATCCGTAAACTCGTGCTCGCGCTAATGCGTCGAGGCCCGCTTGCACCGCCCAATCACGCGCCAAAGAGCGTAAATAGGCGGCCGCCGGAGCACAACGTTTCGCGAAAAATATCGCGCGTGAAAGCAAAGACATGGCCTTGTTCGCTGCATGGACGCGCGGATCTTCGCCTGGAGTGCCAATATAAACACCGCTGTTGATGAGGCCACGAGCGACGTCTGGCACCCACCTTCCCGGTGTGGTCTTGCCGGCTTGAACGGCAATATGCACCCCTACGAACTCTGCACGCTGCAGCACATTGACGCCGTCCAACACAACGCGTTTAACCTCAAAACCTGCATCCTCGTAAAGCCATGCGGCGACTGGAGCATGTGCGGATATAGCCCGTGAGCATCTGGCGAGCTGGTCATCACCTTCAAGGAAGGTGCGGTAATGCACCATTTCCTTGTTCTTTGCCTGCCCATGCCAGAACCCCTTGAACTGCCAGTTCCACGTCTTCAGGTCGTTTTCAAAGACCGCCTCCGGATTCCCGACATTGCAACATAAGTCTATGCCGAGTTCGCAAAGAAAGTTGCCGCTAGAGGTGATCTTTCTGCCCGAGAACATGTACTGTTCTTGCACCATCGCTTTCCACCGCCCGCATCTGTCTCCGCGGGTGCTCCCATTGAAGCGGATCTGCGTCTCCGGCTTCTCGGCGTCTCCTAGACTGACCTGTAGCATGCGCCAGGTGTCGTTAGCGGATTTGCCGATGCAGCGGGCGACATGATCGTAAAGTGAACACAGCTCATAATAAAAGCCGACCGTCGTACCCTCGTTCATGGCATAGCCCGAGTCGACGCGTTCATACATGCGATTATGTCCGTCGAACCCTGTTTGGTCGAGTTCGACGAAGATGCAGTCTTCCCCTCCCTCACTCAGCTCAGTCGTGATTTCATCTAGCCTGTCGTTCCGCGCTTTGCCCTTTATACTGGCAGGTCCGCAATGTTCGAAGAGCAAGTGGTCAAAGACGTATGCCACAAGCGTCTCCACAATCGAGCGTTCCAAACCGGCGTCGAACACAATGCGTGGTGATTTCCCAGGTTTGCATGTCACTTCGAGCTTCACATTGCCCGTAAATGGTCTGAGACTAGCCTTCACTCTCATTTCATTCAGTAAGCGAACGAACTCCTCGGCAGTCACTTTGCCGGAATTCAATGCGCAAAAAAGTGGGGTCTTCGACACAAACTTTAAGATGGCGGCCTCGTTGTAGAGGATCTTGCGAACAGTTCGCCAATACTTTTTGTAATTGCGTTGAAAAATCCATCTAGCTTGCTTGTGTAGTCGCTTCTGCTCAGCTGTTTCGTTACGCAGTGTGCTTTGATCATCTAACTTCCAAGTTCCTGGCTGGATCACCCTCACCGTAGCAGCTGCGGCCTTGGTGATGTCATCGCGGTTATTCCAAACTACAGGATTGGCTATGAGTGGTCCTGCGCAAGTGCAATGCGGGGCAAAAGTCACCTGCATGTCCTCGCGCCACCCTGGTAATACGCACCTTGTGCCAGCAATGATTTCTGATAACGGCCGTGGGCGAGGCAATTCGCCGCCGCATTGTAATCCTGCTAGATTCTCTAGATCATCAGGCGTCAACTCTGTGACTATCCTCATGCCAACTTGCCCATCGTGTTCATCAACTTGGCGTTCCGCAGCGGCTAAGCACTGTCTAATCCTCCCAAGCTCTTCAGCCGTTGGATCAGGTCGTGCTGCGACCGCTTCTGGTTCAGGGCCAATGTTCGCTTCCGCGCGTGGGTTTTGTGGCATAATGACATTCCGCCATTCTGTAGCGTACCTGTGACCGGTCACGGGGTGCGTGGGTAACAACTGAAAAAGAAAGTGGAAAGCATACCTCTGACCGAGATGAGCAAAAACTTTCAAGGCCAACGTAAAACTGTACCAATACAAATGACGTGTGAAAATGTTGTCTAGTGCTGGTGCCAAAATGGCTTGTTGTAGCTGTGAAATAATACCGCAAAAATCAAGCATCATCTCCTTCTGCATATCGAAATTACTATGGTTCCGGCCCTCGCACATTACTGTCAGGGCGGCGTGTATAGATTTCTTGTCAGAAGTGTGCTTGGCGGCGCGCATACCTATGTAGCTATGATACTGCTCAGCCGTAAGATAAAACTGTACTAGTGAAAAGCCGGCTTTCTCCGGTTCAAAGGAGCAAGCGAGGCAGGCGTTCGGTACCTGTACATCGCAAACGCGTGAGCCTGCTGTGGCGTAATGTTCAGTTCCATTGAGACGGTAATACTCCAGGTCGTGATTGCATTTGAGACAAAACCTCTTGCATCTCACGCCGTTGTCTAACAAGTGCGCATTGTCAGTTCCAACAAAGGTCAACTTACAAGACTCGAACATATCCGAAGCATCGTTCAACATAGCCGGCCTAAGGAGCTTACGCTCCAAGACAGCTTTGCGTGCTCGTTGCACGGTGTAAAAATGAACCAAGAACGGACAATAACACACAGCAATTGCACCCAATCCAAACAAATTACCCACGAGAGTAAGGCGTTGTGAAACACGGTGATCCTCAAGCACATCCACCAGCCCCTTTGGGGCGGGGATGGAGTGAAACACTTTCCTAATCGTCCAGATCCCGATTTGCTGCAACACTGCAGCAGCCGCGGCAGCGGCTGTGGCAACGCGCAGCGTCTGCAAATCTGACGACATATCTAACGGTAGGCTGCTAAAGGGTATGAGTTCCCCACTTGTGGTTCCCAGGACTCCGAAGAGAGCAAACACTGACCCGATAGTGGGGCGGAGACAGTGCAGCAAAAAGGCGGCGAAGCGGAATCTGCGGTGAAGCTGGACCCTTACTAAGCTTAATGCCTTTACCTGGCAAGATGTTGTAAGCTACGTAAAATAAGTGCGTCGGTCTCGCGCTTGCAGCGACACTGCAACCAAAGACGGCCTGTCCCCCTTCAGGCACTTCTACGACTGGGTGGGGGGCCCAGAAGGTTCGGTACGGGTTGTTGTTCACGAATGTGGAGGTCGTTCCCCCCCTCCACACCGACCGGACGCCCGCAATGTGGCGCCCTACATACCTGGTACTGCTCGCCCCATCAGTGACGGTAGTTAGACCAAGTCATTCCTCCTGCTCAACCGGTGACTAGTCGCATCGCAGGAATACTCCCCATTAGCTTGGGCACCAAACGGTGGAAACTCG